GTAACCGAATAAATAGAACGTCACCTTTCGTGCGTGACACGCTACATACGGAATATACGCTACTAAAAGACGGGTTACCACACCCGTCTTTTTTATGTTTTATGGTTAAATAGTAGTGGATGCCAAAAGGGTCCACACAATCTAATCTCGCTTTAAAAGGAGAAGTACAAATGACTAACCTCGCACGTTATCACACTGCCGATCTTCCTGCGCTCCTTGATAGGATTACAAGGAACAGTATTGGTCTGGATGATTACTTTGAAAGAATCTTTGAACAAACAACTTCATCTAATTACCCTCCATACAATCTGATTCAGTTAAATAATCATGAGTCTATTTTAGAAATTGCATTAGCAGGATTTAAAAAGGAGGAGGTAAATGTTTTCACAGAGTATGGAAAACTTTTTATCAAAGGGCAAAAGGTGGAGGGGGAGGACAGAACGTTTGTCCACAAGGGTCTGGCTCAAAGAAGTTTTGAACGAGTCTGGACTATATCCGACGACACAGAAATCCAAGAGGTCACGTTCGAAGACGGACTATTGGTGGTCAAACTCGGAAAAGTAATTCCAGAACATCATCAACGAAAGGATTATCTCTAAATACAACTGACTATCGTCGGCGCAGACAGGGAGGTAACTGGCACACTCCAGTTGACACCTCCCTTTTTCATTGGTATAATAAGTAAAGGTTAAAGTATCTCATGTCTGTAAAACTTGTTTTGCTCAAGTCTGGTGAGCAAGTAATCTCTGATGTAAAACAAATTTTTTCTGGAGAGAAAGTCAATGGGTTCTTGTTTGAGAATCCTCTGGTTGTTCATACTGATGTTGGCAATCTCCTCCTGACAGAGGATGGTGTGCAAACACCAGATAAGTTGGGTGTGCGTTTAGAGTCTTGGATCGCTTTGAGTGCAGACAAAAAGATGGTAATTTCAAAAGATTGGATTGTCACCTATGTAGATCCAATCAAAGAACTTTTAGAAATGTATGAGGAATGTACAGATGGAGGAGAAGAAGATGGTGAAGTGTCTTTTACTGAAGAATAATACGCTGCTGATTGCCACAGTTGAAGAAGTAATCGGACAGATTGGTGAACCAGATTGTCGTTTAATCAAACCATATTTGGTTGAGAGACCTTCACTTGAGATTACAGACTGGTTGGATTTCACCAACCAAAATGATATAATGATTAGGTCAGATGATGTCCTGACCTTCGTTGACCCTAAGGGTGAACTACTTGACAAATACTTAAAACAGATTGAATGAAGTTCTACACTAACGTTCAGATGGTCGGGGACAAGTTTCTTGTCAGGGGTTATGAAGATGGCAAACACTTCATGGTCCGTGAGGAATTTCAACCGACTCTTTTTGTGCCTTCTAAAAAGAAGACCAACTATAAAACGCTTGAGGGTGAGTATGTACAGTCTGTAAAACCTGGCACCGTTCGGGAATGTCGTGAGTTTTTCAAGCAGTATGACGGTGTAGACGGATTTGAGATCTATGGTAACGAGAGATATATCTATCAATACATTGCAGAGAAATACCCTGAAGAAGAGATTAAGTTTGATATTAGCAAGATTCGTCTTCTGACGATTGACATTGAGACCCGTTCAGAGAACGGGTTTCCTGATGTCGAGTCCGCTGACCAGGAGATTCTTCTCATCACGGTGCAGGACTATACCACTAAAGAGATTATCACTTGGGGTGTTGGACCTTTCAAACTGAAGCAAGGTAACCACTACTACAAGCAGTTCAACAATGAGTATGATATGCTCTCCGACTTCAGTCAGTGGTGGGAAGAGAACATGCCTGATGTGGTCACTGGGTGGAATATTCAACTGTTCGATATCCCATACCTTGTGGGACGTATTGACCGTGTTCTAGGGGAGAAGAGGTGCCGTAGGTTCTCTCCCTGGGGTCTGGTGAGTCAGAAAGAACTGTATATCAAAGGTAAGCAATACAAGACCTATGACGTGGGTGGTATCACTCAATTGGATTACCTTGAGTTGTATCGTAAGTTTACTTACACCAACCAGGAATCTTATCGTCTGGATTATATTGCAAGCGTAGAACTGGGACAGAAGAAACTTGATCACTCTGAGTTCGATACTTTCCAAGACTTCTACACTAATGGTTGGCAGAAGTTCGTAGAATACAACATCATTGACGTGGAACTTGTTGACCGTCTGGAAGACAAGATGAAACTTATCGAACTTGCAATTACTATGGCATATGATGCCAAGGTGAACTATAATGATGTTTTCTACCAGGTAAGGATGTGGGATACCATCATCTACAATTACCTGAAGAAAAACAACATTGTTATTCCTCCTAAAAAGGACTCATCTAAAAGTGACAAGTATGCTGGTGCCTACGTTAAAGAACCGATTCCTGGGCGTTATGATTGGGTGGTCAGTTTTGACCTTAATTCCCTGTACCCTCATCTTATCATGCAGTACAACATCTCCCCAGAAACCCTGGTGGAGGAGCGGCATCCAACAGCAAACGTTGACCGTGTACTTAATGAGGAGATAAATTTTGAGATGCACAAGGACTATGCTGTCTGTGCTAACGGTGCAATGTATCGTAAGGACGTGCGTGGTTTCTTGCCAGAACTAATGGACAAGATGTATGGTGAACGTGTCATCTTCAAGAAAAGGATGCTCAAGGCAAAGCAGGAGTACGAGAAGACTCCTACTGATGCACTTAAAAAGGAGATCTCCAGATGTAACAACATTCAAATGGCGAAGAAGATTGCTCTTAACTCTGCTTATGGTGCTATTGGTAATCAATATTTCAGGTATTACAAACTAGCAAACGCAGAAGCAATCACACTCTCGGGTCAAGTCTCAATTCGTTGGATTGAGAACCGTATGAATGAATACCTAAATAAACTCTTGTCCACAGAAAACGAGGACTATGTTATCGCATCAGATACTGATTCGATCTATCTTAATCTTGGACCTATCGTTGATGAATTTTTTGGTGCTAAGTCTGGCGACAAAGCAGCAATTGTTTCCATACTTGATAAGATCTGCCAAGAAAAACTGGAACCTTTTATCGAATCATCATATCAAAATCTGGCAACGTATGTTAATGCGTATGATCAGAAGATGAGCATGAAACGTGAGAATATTGCCGATCGTGGTATTTGGACTGCCAAGAAACGGTATATTCTCAACGTATGGAACAGTGAGGGTGTGGCATATGCTGAACCAAAACTAAAGATTATGGGCATTGAGGCAGTCAAGTCATCGACTCCTGCTGCATGTCGTGTTATGATTAAGGAAGCCCTGAAACTTATGATGACGGGCACAGAAGATGATGTGATTGATTATATTGATAAGTGTAGAACTAAATTCAAATCGCTCCCACCAGAGGACGTTTCTTTTCCTAGATCGGTCTCTGATGTTCAGAAGTATAAGAGTAGCAGTAGCATTTATGTGAAGGGAACTCCTATCCATTGTCGTGGTGCTTTAATGTTCAATCACCTTATCAAAGAGAGAAAGCTTACAAATAAATACTCCCTGATTGATAACGGTGAGAAGATCAAGTTCTGCTACTTGAAAAGTCCAAACCCCATTCATGAGAATGTAATTTCATTCATTCAAGACTTTCCTAAAGAACTGGATCTGAACAAGTATATAGATTACGAATTGCAATTTGAAAAATCTTTCTTAGATCCCCTCAAAATTATTCTTGATGTTATCGGATGGAACATTGAGAAGACTGTAAACCTCGAACTATTCTTCGCATGAAAGACCAAAACACTATCCCAGATGGTGAAACTAAACAAGACAAGTGGAACAGAGGTCTTGATATTTTCATTGAGTCTGTTATTGAACCAGATCCTACTCTCAGAGCCTGCGCTCACAATCAAAAATGTTTCCATGAATTGATGGATGTTCGTGAGAATGTGCTAGAATACCTAAAGACATTGAGGTGGCATTGATGGATTTGCCTATTAATGATGAGGAACTCGCAACTATTGTAAGTGCATTGCGACTGGGTGGTGACGCTGCTCTTTATCAGAAACTAAAGATCATCAAAGAAGTTCGTGAAGAAAATCCTGGTGGTCCTTATAAGAAAATTATTCGTGAACAGTTTGGGTTTGTTATTTGATGGACTTTCTAAAGGATATTGTAAAAGAGATTGGTGATGAATACACCAAACTAGCAGCAGACATTGAAGAGAATGAAGAATTTGTTGACACAGGTTCGTACATTTTTAATGCACTCGTATCAGGTAGTGTATTTGGTGGTGTATCTAGGAATAAGATTACTGCTATTGCTGGAGAGTCTTCTACTGGAAAGACTTTCTTCAGTCTCGCCGTGGTTAAGAATTTTCTCGATTCCAATCCCGATGGTTATTGTCTCTATTTTGATACTGAGGCAGCTGTTAATAAGGGATTACTTGAGTCCAGAGGCATTGACCTTAGCAGGGTTGTCGTAGTCAATGTTGTTACCATTGAAGAGTTTCGTGCCAAGGCACTCAAAGCGGTTGATATCTATCTGAAGAAAGATGCTGACGAACGCAAACCTTGTATGTTTGTGTTGGATTCTCTTGGCATGTTGTCTACCGAGAAGGAGATTACCGATGCTCTGAACGATAAACAAGTTCGCGACATGACCAAATCCCAACTGGTCAAAGGTGCATTCAGAATGCTCACTCTAAAGTTGGGGCAAGCAAACATTCCACTCCTAGTAACAAACCACACCTACGATGTTATCGGTTCTTATGTCCCTACAAAAGAAATGGGAGGAGGCAGCGGCCTCAAGTATGCAGCGTCTACGATCATCTATCTCAGCAAGAAAAAAGAAAAAGATGGAACAGAAGTGGTCGGCAATCTTATCAAAGCTAAGACTCACAAGTCGCGTCTGAGTAAGGAGAATAAGGATGTTACAGTGCGCCTTTATTACGATGAGCGTGGTCTTGATCGTTATTATGGTCTTCTTGAACTCGGTGAGGTTGGCGGACTTTGGAAAAATGTCGCAGGTAGATATGAAATTGATGGAAAGAAAGTTTATGCCAAAGCAATCCTTAAAGATCCAGAACAATACTTCACTCCTGAAGTGATGGAGAAACTTGACGAGATTGCAAAACAAGAGTTTAGTTACGGATCATGATTAATATTTTTGGTGAAGAGGAATTTAGACCAATAGTTAGATATTGCAAGGAAATTCCTGAATATCTTGTCTCTAAAGATGCCAAAGTTTTTAGTGAAAAAACTAATAAGTTTAGATCTCCCTCCTCGGTGTGGAGATATAGTGCATCTGGAGAAAAAACATTAGTCAAACTGAAGGTTGATTTTGATATTCCCTCTGGATACTACTCAGACTACTCTTTCAGAAAACGGAGAGAAACTGATAGTAACGAACTGATTAGCATCGCACTTCATCGAGTTGTTATGGAGACATGGAGGCCGATAGATGAATATCCTCCAGAGCAGTTAGAGGAAGAGTGGTTTGAAGTAATCACTCCAGACATGGTTGGCCAACCACGTATTCCTCCTAATACCAGACAATGGGTAAGAGATACTGCCTTGGTTGACCATAAAGATGATGACCCTTCAAATAATCATGTAGATAATCTGCGTTGGGTGATTCCAAAAGACAATGAACCAAACAGGAAAAAGCATGATCAAGGTTCTTAAGACTGGAATTAATGTCGATAGAGTAGTTCAACAACTAAAGAAGTATCCACTGGACTGGGACCATCAGAAACATCTGAAGGATTCTCAGTCCTTAGTTGATAGGGGGTTCTCTGACTTGCCAGTCAGCGCACTTCAACTTATAATGGGAGGTGTCAATCACAAAGATGATTTTGTGGGAGACTCTGAGATAAACGTAAAGACACCAGCATACGCTCATCATAGCGAAATCAGAAAGATCATACGCAAGCACTTTAAGAAAGCAGAAATTCATAGATGCGGTTTTCTTTCACTTCCTGTAGGAGAGATTGTTGGTGCTCATATAGATGAGGGAAAGTACTACTTAACACGAAATAGGTATCATCTTTCTATTTTGGGTAAGTATCAGTATTTTTGTGGCGGTGAATCCGTCATTGTGGAACCAGGAACTCTATTGTGGTTCAATAATAAACTACCCCACGGAACAGTGAATCTGGGGGATGAAACCAGAATAACATTTGTATTTGACATACCACATGGACAAAGTTGAAATTCTAATCCTGCGTAATCTTCTTTATAACGAGGAATATCTTCGCAAAGTAATCCCTTTTATCAAGGCAGATTACTTTGAAGATCCTCATCAGAAAGTGGTGTTTGAAGAAATCCTGAACTTTGTTAATGAATATAATCAACCAACAACAAAAGAAGTTCTTCATATCGAAGCAGAGAAGCGTCAAGATATTAATGATAGTGCATTCCAAGAGATCACTAAACTGATCAGTTACCTTGAGGATGTTCCAACCGACTATGATTGGTTGCTTGACACCACAGAAACGTGGTGTAAAGATCGTGCTATCTATCTTGCCTTGATTGAGTCTATTGCTCTTGCTGATGGTAAGGATGATGCAAAGGATCGTGGTGCTATTCCCAGCATCTTGTCCGATGCACTAGCAGTGTCTTTCGACACTCACATCGGCCATGATTATCTTCAGGACTATGAAGAACGATACGAGTCTTATCATCGTCAGGAAGACACCATTCCCTTTGATCTTGAGTTCTTTGATAAGATCACTAAGGGTGGATTGCCAAACAAAACATTAAATATTGCACTTGCTGGAACAGGTGTTGGCAAGTCTTTGTTCATGTGTCATTTTGCATCTTCGGTCTTGCTTCAAGGTAAGAATGTCTTGTACATCACATGCGAGATGTCTGAAGAAAAGATTGCGGAGAGGATTGATGCAAATCTTTTGAATGTAAATATTCAAGAGATCACTGATCTTCCCAAAGTAATGTTTGAGAAAAAGGTGACAAACCTTGCACAGAAGACGCAAGGAACTCTTATAATCAAAGAATACCCAACCGCATCTGCACACAGTGGACACTTTAAGTCACTTCTTAATGAACTTGCACTTAAGAAGTCATTTAGACCTGATATTATTTTCATTGATTACCTTAATATTTGTGCTTCCCAAAGGTATAGGGCGGGCAGCAATGTCAATTCATATACTGTTGTTAAAGCTATTGCTGAAGAACTTAGAGGGTTGGCTTGTGAAGCAAACCTCCCTATCGTTTCTGCCACGCAGACCACTCGTTCTGGTTATGGTAGCTCTGATGTTGAGCTTACTGACACTTCTGAGTCCTTTGGTCTCCCTGCTACTGCTGATCTTATGTTTGCCCTTATTTCTACAGATGAGCTTGAGGAGTTGGGACAAATTATGGTGAAGCAATTGAAGAACCGATACAATGATCTTAATATGAATAAGAGATTTGTTGTTGGTGTTGATCGTGCCAAGATGCGTCTGTATGATTGTGAGCAGTCAGCACAAGATGATATTCTTGACAATGGTCAGGAAGAAGAGTATACTTATGAGGAACAAAAACCAAAGAAATCTTTTGAGGGATTTAAGTTTTGAACGGGCACTATTCAGTATTTGATCCCACTGGCAAAAAGATTGCTGATTGTGGAACTTTGAGAGATGCAGTATCTCTTGTAGGTATGCGTGGAGAAGGACACTACTACACATTCAAACCTCATCTTGGAGAAATCGTTGATGTAAATACGCAGCAACAACTTCCCACAAAAGATATTGTTGTCAATATGGATGGAGGTGTTGGTGGCAGTTGGGAAGAAGTTCCTTATATTGAAGTAAACGGACAAAAATTACAACTACAACAATTTGAATTACCTAAAGTAGACCTATGACTAAGACAATTGATGCTAAAAAGTATATTGAGTTTGTGCGAGAGGTGACTAGTGCTCCTAGTTTGGA